ACTACGTTAGAAGCTCATGATATATGTAATCAAATAGCAGAGATAGTAGTAGTAGGTGGAGTTAGACGTAGTTCACAAATATCTTTGAGTGATGTAGATGATAAGGATATGCGTCACGCAAAAGAATGGCCCTTCCCTATTAAAAGAGCTATGGCAAATAACAGTGCTATATTTAGAGAAAAGCCTACAGCAGCTCAATTTCTTAAAGAATGGGCAGCACTAGCTCTATCAGGCACAGGGGAAAGGGGCATTTTTAATCTTGATTCAGCACAGAAGAAAGCTCCATCTCGCAGATATGCTCCATTAATCCAAGGCACTAACCCTTGTGGCGAAATAATGCTTAGGGATATGGAGTTCTGCAACTTAAGTGAAGTGGTTGTTAGAGCTGAGGATGATTTAGACACCCTTTTAGATAAGGTTGAGACTGCTACATGGCTCGGTGTTATACAGAGCACATTCACATACTTCCCATATCTCAGAGAATCATGGAAAAAGAACTGTGACGTAGAAAGGCTTCTAGGCGTTAGTTTGACGGGTCAGATGGATAACCCCTCGGTATTGACATCGGAGGCCTTAACGGCGCTTAAAAGCCGTGTTTTACGCATTTCTCGCAAGGCTGCTAAAGTATTAGGGATAAATGTCCCTGTAGCAACCACTTGTGTCAAACCTTCAGGTACAGTTTCACAACTTGTAGATTCTGCATCTGGTGTACATCCAAGATATTCTGAGTATTACATACGTAGATATAGGATATCCTCTAGAGACCCTCTCTTTAAAATGATGAAGGATAATGGTATAAAGGCTAACCCAGAGGTAGGGCAAAGTAAGAAGGATGCTACTACATGGGTGTTAGAATTCCCAGTGAAATCACCTGAGGGTTGTTTAACTCGAAAGGATGTAACTGCGTTGGACCAATTAAAACATTATAAAAACTTACAACACAACTGGTGTGAACATAACGCTAGTATGACTGTGTATGTTAGAGAAGATGAATGGTTTGAGGTTGGTAACTGGGTCTATCAGAACTGGGATATTATTAATGGAGTATCTTTCCTACCTTATGATGGTGGAAAATATGAACTGGCACCTTATGAGGAAATTGACCACAGAACCTACGAAAGGCTTATAAAGAAGCTACCCCGAATAGACTATAAGCAATTGTCGCAGTATGAGATGGAAGATAATACTCAAGGAAAAGCTGAGTATGCTTGTGTCGGTGACAAATGTGAAATTTAAATATGACTTATGCAACAGATATAACAGGATATGGGCGAAAGATGGGCCGTGACGCAGGATTAAATTCGGAAGGCCGTATGGAAGGAGTACATTATCTTGGACCAGTATCAGATGGATTATCAGGATGGATGCCTAGTGGTAGTATCTCCGCTCGAACTATGAATCCAGCTAACGGTGAATCTCAAGGTGGAACTCAAAACAGAGGAAACTATTGGGGAGTTAATCGTATTAATAATGTATCTGGTTCAGGAAGCCCACAAATCTGGGATGAAGATTATCCAAGAACTTGATATTTTTAAAAGAAGAAAATAATTAATAGTATTACTAATACAACCCATATAAAATCAGGGTCACCACGTGTACTATCTTTAAACATCAATTATCCCTACTACTTATATACTCAGATAGTGTTGGTGGTCTCCTATTAATCTCTAGATTAACTGAATAGGAACTAGGGGAAAAAGATATACCCTTACCCATTATTCTATAATTACCACTAAACTGAGGGTCATCAGTTTCTATTCTTACTATTTCATTTTCACAAAGGTAAGCTCCATCAAAACTTTCTATTACATATTCATATTGAGTGTGTAAATTAGCCTGAAATAACCTAGCAGCAAAATCTTTACATTGAGCATAAGATGTTAATTTATCATTAGATACTTCTAAATAGTTTCTATCATAAGCCTCTAAAGCAGTATCGTGTGTGAAAGTGGCAGAAACGCTATTACCATTAACTGTTATAACAGTAGGTAGTTTTTTATTTATAACACTCAACTCTTCTATATTATTATATTCATCAAACACATGTTTAACATTAGTATCTTCTAGTCTACTTTCTAACTCTATAACAAGTTGAGAATATTCTCCATCATCTACTATTTTAATAATGTTAGGTCTTGGTAGACTTTGGTCTGTTTTATCTATAGCTTTTGATATCAGTTCTTCTATTATAGCTTTGAGAGATAGTGTACCTCTTAGAGGTTCTCTCACAGAGGATATCAAAGGACTTGTATTACCTATCAAATCTGTTTTTAGTTTACCATCTAATTTAGCTAAAGTGATTGCCTTTTGTATAGCAGCACCCACAGTTAATCCATCTAAATTTTGTCTATCATCTAATATAATCTTAGCTAAACCTTGTTCTCCACCTCTAAGCATATAACCAAAAGCATCCATAGCCATAATTTCTATATCATTAAATGTCTCTTTTGTACGTTTTATCCATCCCCTAAACATTGGAGCGCTATCAAAATCATTGAGATAGAAAGTTACTTCTTTGTTCCATAATTTTTTCATACCACCATATGTTAAAGGTAGTTTGAATGTCATTTCTGCTGAAGTAATCCCACCATCACTCTTGTACGAACCGTCAAGATAATCTACTTCCCTACCTTCTATACAAATCTTAGGAGTAATCTCTTGCATATTCTACGCTCCCTAGAGGGAATATATCTGTCATTAGAGTATGGTTATTATCTAATAATGCTATCTCCTCTACAATCATGTTAAAATTATAAGATTGTATTGCTCGTGGTCCACCGGTTGCTAAAGACTCTGAGACGCTTGTAACCATACCCCAGAACCTCACATATGTACCATCCTTTTGTATCTCATCCCAGTAAACCCTAACGTTATCTGCTTGTAATTTTCTTACCATATGTAAGTGACCATATAATGTAGATGGGTCACCATAATCTTCAAAAGCAGTAGAACTTGAACTATCTCCTAAAGCGACACTATCAAAAGATATAGTCTGTATAGGAGTTCCTACTCTAGCAATAAATACTTTACCCTTCCTAGTTATAGCTTGGAAATAGTTTCCTGCCCTAGTTACTGATACATCACTAGTAATAGATAATGAATTAAGACTATAAGAGGAATCGTCTACTGATTTAATTACAGAAGTATAACCTCTTGTAGCATCAAAGACATTCCATATCTCAGGATATAAATTATTGGTTGCAGTTGTAGCTCCTGAGAGTACTATCTTTAATAAATATTTTTCACTACTCCATGCACTAGCTATTTGTGGTCCTATAGTATTACCAGTATTAATTGAATATGTATTATTCCATGCAGTTGACCAATTACCAGCATCACCCACTCCAAATAGTTGGGTAGCCGAACCACCAACAGGCATATAAACCTTACTAAATCCATCTATTATATCATATACATTAACTCTCTTAATATATCCCTTTGTTATACCAGCTCCTGTTGTAGAACTTTTATCTCCTAGATGTAAATAAATTTTATCATTAGCTGAATCATAACCACTATCTCCATCTTTACTAATCCAATATGCGCCAGACACTGTAGGAGTACCATCGTCTACTCTAATAAACATATACTTAAAAGAACCTATATCACTATCAGAGGCTAAAGCAGAGATAGGATTAGCAGTCATTGTATAAGGAATGTAATCCCCTATCACAGTACCATCAGCAGCAGTACCTACTGTACCAGTTGCTAAACCTGCCGGTGAACCTGCACCTGCATAATCCATTGAGGTAGCAGCTGAAGGGATAGTAGTAGAGTTATATGCTCCACCCATGGCACCTGTTATACTTAAGTTACTCCAATCTAATGGCATATCAAAAGATAAGTAGCCCGATTTAGATAAAGAATATTTAACAGTATCATAAGTATCATTAGTTTCATCTCTGAACTCTCTTGTTATAGCAGTACCATCATCAAATTCTACTGGTTGCCAGTAAGCATTTTGTGTTGGAGTATCTTTATCTGTGACTGCTAAATAATATATACCTGCTATACCATAAGCAGGAGACACATTAGGGTCTGATATTAAATTATCTGCGTGATTACTTAAATCTAAGAATATCTTATTTGTTTTTTTATCAAACATGCAGAGTAAATATTCTCCAGCATTAGCCCTTTCTGTGTTTGTGACATCATAGAAAGTCATATCATTGACTCCTGCTAGACTTACTAAACCACTACTTCCACTTGTATTATTAAAAGATTCAGTAGTATATTGTTTAGATTTAGAAGCATTAGTTCCACTGTCTATTACTTTAGTAGGATATAATTTAGCGTTAGCTGCGGATGCAGCTGTACTACCATCACTTGTTACAGCCCATGATATAGCGGGTGTTATTCTAAATACTTCTGGTTTGTTATCAGTTATAGTACTTACATTAGCTGCACTTGATGCAGGTTCTACAGACATACGTGTTAAATGATACTGAGGTACGAATCTACCATAATCATCTAAAAGTAGTTGGTCTTCAAGATATGAATCTGCATTATTTGTATTCCATGGTAAACTAGTTGTAAAGAGTGTTTTACCAGCAGCACCAGTCAAACCATCTGGTCTAACCATGTATGTATAAGCAGTATCTTTGGTATCACCAGTTTGCTTTGTTGCATCTGAAAAGGTAGTGGTTGAACCAGTACCCCATGAATAGGCTGATTGAAACCAACCCTTACCTAAATCATATCTATAACTAGATATGGCTACATTAGAAGCAGCAGCCCTACTCTGTGAAAAATCTAGAGATACATTACGTAAAACATCCACTGATTTTTTAATAGGTTCTCCAGCTGTTACATAAGACACAGGCACATACTTGCCTAAATTATTAGAGTATGCTAATAAAAATATTTTAAGTCTATTATAAACTTCATTCTTGTTGTAGGCTGTAGTATCACTACCTGCATATTTAGGGTTTTTAAATTTAACTTCTAATACTTGAGATACTTGCGCTCCTGATTCAAGAGCACTTAGATTATGAGCACCACTTGCTAATATATTTCTTAATCCTGTTACACTACCAGTCAAGTTTGTTCCACTTAACACCACAGGTAAAGTCTTAATTATTCTTTCCCCTCCAGTATCAGTTTGAACAGTTGCACCATCACCATCTCTTATTCCATAATTCAATATACATTTTACATCTACATTAATAGAACCAGTAGTAGAAGAACCAGTCTCACAAAAATATTTTAATTCGTTTTGAGTTAAACTCGGTGCCACTGCAATAAATAAATCTTTAGGTCCTTCTGCATCGAAAATACTATTATCTACACCAGACTTCACAGTTCTATTTTCCATTTTAATAATACCTGTGGCTGCGGTGTCATCTATAACAGTGTTCTGCATTGTAGTAGACTGTGCAAAAGGAGATATGTCTGAGTTACTTGCCGCACTACTATAATACTTTGAAAAGAAACCTCTAGAGTTTACAGTTTGAACTACAGGCTTAAAAGTCCCCGTAGCAGTATAAGTATGAGCAATATTTAAAGTACCAGTAGGTTCAGACAATTGTACCCATTGGTAATTAGATTCTGTTTTTTTATTTGAAGTGCCATCATCCCAATCTATATATACAGCACGTATGTCATCATCTGTAAATTGAAGATTACCAGTTACTTCTGTAAAAACTATACCAGCGCCAGTTGTAGCACCAGAACCATCCCACCTGAAGTAACTCATAAAGTGGTCACCTTCCATGAAACTTGATTACTAGAGGCTACTTGTTTTCTATTTAATCCTCTTATATTGTGGTAATCCATTAAGAACAGTCTAGCATGTTGCGTGACATATCTCTGCTCTGTAGACGCGGATGTTACAACTTCTGTTAACTCACTTGGGTTGTATAAATACTCACTATCACTTTCGATGATAGGAATAGCTTTATTATATATAACTATTTCTTCAACAGAACCTCCATATGTTCCCGTTGTGCCAGTACCCCCAATCACAAAATCATCACCACCAGAATTACATGGGTCTGGAGACAATATATAATCTTCTAGTGCCCCATTAATATATAATTTAAAATCAGGCCCTATTTTGCTCCCACTTTTGTATGTCACTATTACGCTGAGAGGTGTCTCTCCATCGCAAGCAATTAAACTTGTGCTTGTTGCCGATGCTCCGCTTGTATAAGCTATGACATTACCATTATGGAGCTTAATACCAAATCCATTAGTTGCAGTATCTGCTCCTCCTTCAGATATTAACCAAACATGAGTTCCCTTATCATCAGAGCTTGGTATAAAATGAGCACATAAAGTGTACTCTGTTAAATCTTCCATCTGTGATGCAGCCGATATTGTACCTGTAGAACTACTAGCAGTATAAGCTGTATAACCAGACAGACCATCTATCTTAGTTCTTACTGAAGTTCCTACTGTTAAAGCTGTACCACTATCTGGGTATTGCCTTGGTGTAACGGACATATCATATTCGTTAAGTGCGGGTGCACTTCCTATAGTAGACGATGAAACATTTAGAGGTGCCCAGAAGAAAGCATTAGCATATTTATCTGGTATATTTTTATTATCAACCATCAACATCCTATACCACACATCATCACCACTCTCACTCCAGTCAAATTTAATATTATTAACGTTTTCCTTTGTTAATTCATAAAGATTTACATCGGACTGTAAAGCATCAAATGCAGGAGAGACAGAAAATTTACTTATTTGAGGTAGTTCGTCATGGAATTGCCATACCATAGCAGGTAAGAAAGCTTCATCTAATGCTGCTGAATTCTCATCACCCACTAAGCTAACAGTTTTTGCCGCTACTTGATTAGATAAACCTAATACTAGATTTATATCTTCATCGGGGGCTACACCAGCTGAGTCTACCAACCCTTTTAATTCTATATCGTTATAAGTGTTTAGAACTACAGCAGCTTTACCAAGCTGACCACCCTCATTTTCATCATCATCATAAGTACCAAAACCAAAATCTTTATCTACCACTAATGAAGTAGATTCAGCACCTGCTTCTAAAATCCAAGGTTTAGTTATAAGACCTCTTACTCCAGCCTGTGAAGCAGTATCGTCATAACTATAAGTACTTTCATTATAAGTACTACCTACTGCATCAGCAAAAACATCCGGGCCAGACCCAGTAAAACGTTCATTGATTTGCATAATACTTTCATAATTACGTGGATAATTTAAGACTGCGGTTGTTTCTTGTTCAGGAAAGAAAGTAGAAGTACTATAATCACCATTATTTGTGTCTACGAAACTCAGATTAACCCAATATTTATATGGAGATATCCATAACTCAGATAATTCCCAAGAAGATAAATTAGTCATCGGAGTATCAAAATATATAACTCCTTCTGTTCCTTGAGCATTACTTTTATTCATAGCTAGCTTACATATTTTTAAAATGGTATTAGAACCACCAGAATCATCATCTACAGTACCTGCATATATATTGTTAGCGCCACTGACATTAATCCCTGCTCCTGCCCTATATATAATATATTCACAGTCTTCTTCGTCAGGTAATAATATACCGGGATTATCTACTATAATAGCGTTATTATCTAATTCAGCTTCATCATCAGCCATATTAAGTCCGGGCATTCCGGGCACAGCTAATATCTTAGCAGAGGCCCATATATTTTCTCTCTTTGCCCATAAACTTGCAGCGAAATCTCCAACCGAACCGTCATCAGTCTTCCAACTCGTACTACCAGCACCAGTTTGAGTTGCGCTACCAGTACTCATATCTATAGCCATAGTGGTAAATCCTTTTTGTGTAAAGCCGTCAGTAGAACCGAAAGCCTCTCCCTTATCTGCATACCCTACATAGAAAGTATGTCCACTATATAATCTTTTAGATTGACTAGGTAAGCGATATTCTGCGGCCGTTGGTGCAGATGCCACATCCCCTAAAGCACCAGAAGAAATAGTCATCCAAGCTCTACCACATCTCAAATCATCACCCCACCATGCGTCACTAGTACCAGATTCCCCATGGAAATATTTTCCTCCAGAATATAAAGTACTTCCTGAAGCTCCGTTATACCACATACTTGCACCTTGCCAACATGATTGATGTATGGAAGGGGTTGTTGAAGCATTAGAAGTATACTGATATGCACCAGCATCTCCCATTATCCACTGACCGTTTGCAGCAGTCGTGTCTGGTATAGGAGGAACTCTAGCAACTCCATTAGAACCCCATTGAGTACCCCAACACTGATGTCCCATCTTATCCCATCCACCAATACCAGTACCATATGTATTAATATGATTATGAGTACTTATTGCGCCAGTGTTAGCGACAGTAACCCATGCTGCGGTTGGTGTCATTCGTGTTAAATTATCGAAACTTGCAGTTGAAAAGTTATTCCATAATTGATAAGCATACCCTGTATAACCAGCAGTACCACCACCAGCTGGTACACCACCACCGAAATTTTCATATCTCCCAACAGTTCCAGCTCCTAAATAATTAGTCATTTGGTCAAATCCGTTAAATCCTATAGCTATACCATGTCCAGTACGTCTAGAATATAAATTACCATCTCTATTTAAATCTCTTAACATGTTAGCGTTTACTGGAGTGGCATCGCTACCACTATATCTAGTCATTAAAGGTGACTTAATTGTAGGGTTTTTGAAATTTATAAACTGTTGTACCTTTCCAGCCGTAGCTGAATGGTTTGTTATTATATTATTAAAATATTTAAATTCAATATCGTCGAAATATACAAGAGTTTCTGGTGCTGTAGAGCCACTTTCATATAAAAGGCTGTCAGCACCTCTAACATCGCCATATACTCCATTACCTATAGTTCCAGATACACCTTGGAACTCATAATCAGGACTAGAACTAGTACCATTATAAGAAGTCCATCTAAATCCATTAACCCATATAGTCATATTGGATGGCCACGGAGAGTGTTTCCACGGACATGCTACACCATTATACCAAGTACTTAGAGCTATTCTGTCGTCTAAAGGTGGCCCATCTTGGAACGTCTGAGCACCATCCAAAGCAGTTTTTACAGTTGGTGTAAATGTTACTCCAGTATTGTTACCATTATCACGGACCATAAATGGCATAACTACGAATGGTTTATTTTCATCTAAACTTCCAGATAATTGGTCGGAGCCTGCATTACTTCCACTAATACAACCATCAAAGAAAGCCATAGCAGGAGTTCCATAGGAAATATATCTTCCATATTGTTCGTCACCCCCAGCGCTACCAAAAGCACTAGCAGGGTCGTGTAATGCGTTGTATTCAAACGGGGAAGCATTTTTACTGTATGTTTTCTTACCCCAAGCTTGATTAGTATCAAACGCCATCTTCATAGTAATCCAACCGTCTTCAGGTAATTCTACCCAATGAGGTTCTGTAGAAGTATCAGGTTCTGTAAGAATTCTTGGGTCATGCACCATAGTTAGACCCTTACCATTATCAAAAGATGCCATACCACCTGACGCATATAGACCATTGGCAGATGTAGTAGGACTTTGCCACTTAGTTACAGGTAATGCGTAAGCATATATATTACCTATGTTAGCTTCATTCTTATCTAACGTAAGACTTGAACCACTTAATTTTGCTTCGGCGTTACCAAACATTCTTTGGAATACCATACCTCCCAATTGTACGTCATTTCTACCTTCTACGTAAAAACGATTCATACCATAATGTAAGAAATCATCTAAAGTATTAAATCCTTCAGCCCTATAACTAGACCACGTAACTACAACACTACGCCAGAAAGTTCTAAGACTACCTCTAGATTCTTCCCACATATTATCACTACCAGCTACAGTTTGGGCAGTTATAGACATACTATCTATTGAAGGATTGGTTGACGTATAAGAGCCATCGCCTTGACCTACGGTTCTATAATAAACAGTTCCATTTCCTCCCCACCTAGTTGCATTAATAGCTGGAGAAGGTAACATCTTTGCGATGTTCATTGTAAAATTAATTTCAGGAATAGACATTCTTTTATCAGCTATATGAGCACCAAAAGCTATTTCAGTATTCTCTGCTACTGACGTACCACTCATACTACCACTAAGTACAGAAGCACCACTAAAAGGAGCATAACCAAATCCTCCAGTATCCAGAGGTACTGGTTTAGGTATGTTCCACATTCCTAGTTTTATAACTTGAGGATTATATGACTTATCTCCAAGACTTGTTTGCATATTATGCATAAATTTTTGATTTGATGTGTACGTAGATATGTGGTGTGCTTTTAGAGAACTACCTCCAGAAGCTTTCTTTTCACCATTTATTTCTACAGTAGATGAAAAAATAGGTTTACTAACTGCATCAGTAGATAAAACACTACCTAAAGATTGCGTAGCAAAAATATCATTAAAAATTGTATTATTTGTTGAAACATCAGGCATTTCTTTAGTATTAGCTCCTTGCGCTGGTAATGGTGTACCTACTTTTACTCTTGTCTGTAAGTCTTTCCATTTCCAATATGGGGCATATATTTGCCATTTTTGTTTCTCGTTTCTATTATCGTATAAGGCAGTCCAAAGACCATTGATATTATTCTTTTTCATAGGTTTAACATATACTCTCTTGTTTTCTGGATTAGAGAAATATTTACCTAAATTATGAGCTATATCATCACTAGCTCCTCCTCCAAAGAAAGCGTCTCCACCTGCCCAAATAATATCTTCTCCTTCTTCGGGAGCTATATATAAATCCTTTATACTTGAAGCTGCTCTATCATTATCTTGAATAAGAGCAGTACCAAAAGATTTATTAGAACCATCAAAATTTTCTTCCATCCATGGAATTTCAGGGTCTAAATAAGCACTATATACTGCTAATTTATCGCCAGTCTCATTAGCTATACCAGTCTGTTTAACCACACCACTATTAACTACAGTTCCTATACTGAAACCTCCTTCCTTTCCTGTTATATTTTTCTGTAGAAGATATACTTCTTGTTCAGGAAGTGTTGTGGTTCCGCTTAAAGTCATACCTGTACAGTATGTCTGTAAATATGCATTTTCTAGTTTTCCCCCACCTACAGTAGGTTCTGCTGGAACACTACCAGAAAGTACAATCTGGGTGGCGTTAAATCCACCATTTAAATAAAATAAATCATCAGTAGCTTTAGAAAAATCTTTAAATCTAGGGTAAAGAGACATACCTTCTGTAATAAGTTTTCTTTTGTAATAACGATTATTTTGTATTTCTATCATATTTAAATACCATACCTTTTTAGTAGTTCCTTGGCCCTACTAGCTTTTTTACTTATTGCTTTTCCTGCAAATGAATCTATAGCTAAAGCAGCACTTCCTGCATTAAAAGAGCCTACGTCTAATGATTCTACTGTTAAATTTTGCACTACCATACCTTTTTCTTTATCCCCTTTGAATATACCTTTCAAAGCATTATGTAACATCTTATCAACGCGCTTACTATTTAAGTCTTTGTTTGGTATAACCTTTCCAGCCGTCTGTGGTACGAACAATTCTGGTCCTACTTCACCCACAATATATGGGGCTGCTTGTTGTGCTTGTCCACCATTAGCCATAGCAGTGACATATCCTCCATTTTTTAATCCTATAGCCTTTTTAATTATTTTTATAGTATTAGAACTTATACTCTTACCTAAGTTGAGTATTCTCATAACAGCATCTATACCACGATTAATAACATCTAAGAATTTTTCTTTAACAGCTCTACCTATATCGGCAGCTAGTTGAATTACGCTGTTCGTCAAACCCACAACCAAGTCTGCCATACCTGAGAAGACACTTTTAATCGGTTGTACAATCCATTTATCAATCCACACACCTACACCCATAATAGCCTCAGGAATTGTATTCATAAATAAATCTACAAAGAGGTCTTTCCAATTTTTTATATACCAACCTAACATTTTAAAGAAGTGACTAAACCATAGTCCCATCTTAAATAATGGTCCTTCCATTATATCAACAACCACAGTTCCTATTTTAGCAAATTCTCCTACCCATACTCCTATTCCCCATTTAATAAATCCTATGAAATTACCAAAGAATTCTTTTAATCTAAACCAGAGACCAAACTGCTCTTCCATACGTTTACCTACACCATATAAGACCAGACCTAAAGCTACAAAGGCTAAAGTGATTCCTACTATTGTTCCCCATAATGGAGAAGTAATAGCAGCTATTATACCTAATGGTATAGCTAATCCCCACGCAGCTAAAGTGGCTGCCATAATAGCTATAGTTTCAAATATTAATGCGACACCTAATGCCAGAGCTGCAAGAACGCCTAATCCTTTATTATAATTTAGGATAGTCTGAATTAAATTTTGATGCCATTTTGCTACAGTATTTATAGTGGTATAAGCAGTATCTGCAATTGTAGTCATCATATCCCAAATCTTATTACCTATTAGCAATATCGTAGAATTAATCAATGCCATTATAGATGCATTTTGCCACCAGTTGGCAGCTGTTTCGCGATATCTTGCTAATGTTAATCTCATTTGAACTAAAATACTTGCCTCTGAAAGTACTATTTCCCCTACTTGAGCGTGGGTTTTATATACCATAGCATCAGCATTATATTTTATTCCAGCAGTATCTAAATGCCTAAAGAAGGTTTTACGTGTCATGCTTGCAGCTTCTTTTTCATCTAAAACAATTCCTAAAGCCTGTAAAGTAGCAGAATATGATTCTGCTGCCACATAAGCTTGAGTAGCAGGTAAAGCTACCATCATTCTGAAGCTTGTTATAGCCTTTTCTAGGGCAAATTTAGTAATTAAAGCAGCAGTATGAGCTTGAGTAAATAATGTATTTTTAGAAGTAGCAACAATCATCGCTTCTGTAACAGCAACACCCCTCAGTACCATTAATTGATAGGCATATCCTATTGCCGTACTGATAGGTAGTATTTTATTCATCAGATGGAAAGCTAATGCAGCTTTAACTACATCTTCACCGAAGAATTTCATAGCACCGACGAGTATTTTTAAAGGAAGTAAGTATACTTCTAACAACTTCAAACTCAATGCCATGTTGTCAACAAATCCCATAATGAGAGGTATTAAATCATTCATTATAACTCTGAGTTCGTTCACTCCTCTAATAGCCACTTCTTCTAAATTTTTACCAAATTCAGTTAAAACATATCCAGACTCTGTCTGTACTACTAATAGGTCTTGAAAGTCCTGTACAGTTTCTGAAACAGCTTGGTGGAATGCGTTAAGATATCCAGTTCCTTCAAATGCTGCATCATTATATAAAAACATCATTTTCACATTGTTTTTCAAAATCTGTATTTGAGCTTGAATAGATTCATTCTGAATACGAACCATCTCATCTAATTCTCCTCCTGCTCCAGCAGTCGCATCTACAGCGTCTTTAAATTCTTCTGCGTTCTGAACTAAGTGAACGAAAGCAGTTGCACCACGAACATTCAAATCTTGAATTAACGTAGTAAGTAGTTCAGTATCATTGATAACTCCTGCACCTAGAACTTTAGAGAAATTAGTCGCTATTTCAGTTAATTGAAGCATGTTACCTTGAGCGTCAGTAACCTCTACTCCCATCTGTTTGAAATTAGCAGTACTATCTCCAATACTCTCTGCAAGCTCTGCTACACCCTGCCTTAATCCACGCCCTGCTATACCTGCCTCTAAAGCTCTATTAGTCAAGATTTGTAGAGACCCTAACAGTTGGTCTATAGATTGCCCTGTAGAGGTAAAGAAAGGTAGAGCAAACTTAACAGCGCTTGCTAAATCTTGATACTCAATAAGAGACTTCTGTATAGCAAATGCAAATTTATCTGTTACCTCTGCGGCTTGATTCATTTCCATATCAAAACCAAAGAGTGTCTGAGTTACAAGTTTAGATATAGTATTGTGGTCTCCTGCGACTGCCATAGAAAGTTTTAGGGTTTCGTTTAAAACTTGCATAGAATCAGATGCACTCAGACCAGCCGATGCAAGTTGATACAGACCTTCTGCACCATTTTGCATCTCCATACCAAATTGTTGCCCAAACTGAACCACTTGGTCACCGACGGAAAATAATTCTTCGTTGGTTACTCTAAATACAGAGTTTGCATTTAAGAGTTCTCTTTCAAATTGTATCAATTCTTGGGTATTTTCTTGGAGTTTATAATAGAATGCGGTAAGAACTGAAATAGATTCTCTTACTGCTTCTACAAAATTAGTTTTCATTGCGACTGCTAAACTATGAGTTCCTTCTTGAATAAATGCTTGAGTTTTAGCTACATCTTGTTGAACTCGAACCAGTTCTTGTTCTGCTTTTGTAACATCTTTATCAGCATCTACTACCTTTTTAGATAGGTCTTGTTTCGTTTTAGCATATTTAGTGTCACCCGTAGTACGCACATTATCAAAGTGTTTATACTCTTCTTCCTGTGACTTTACGACAGCTATTTCATCTTTTATCAATTGAACAGCTTCTTCACCTAATTTTTCTCTTTTAGCTGAAGTATTAATTGTATTTTGAAGTGCTTGCCTCTGTATTTTCACTCCTTCCATCACTTCTCTACGCTCTTCCTTCCTAAGTTTGGTGAAATTCATTAACATTTGTTCGAATTTCTTACCGTCAGCCATATCTTTACCGATATTAGCAAATAGTTTAGTTTTAACGCTTTTAGGAGCAGCTCTTTTCAGTGCTTTCATAGCTCCCGCGCTAGCAGTAGCTGATGCTCCCAAACCTTTATAAGCGTTTTTTAAACGCTGAACTGCACCTTTCGCACTCTTTTCTAAAAATTTATCTTGGTTTTTACTATGATTTTCTAAGTTAGACCTAGCTTGTTTTAAATTAGCTGTAGATGTACCTAATGATTTCTTCGCAGCTTCTACATTCTGGCGACGTAGATTGCCATACATCCTCGATGCGAAGCCTCCTATCATCTGACCAGCTTGCGAAAACGCCTTTGGAGAAGGCATTGCTAGACCCACAGCTACTCTAGCTGCGAATACTTGACCTGCGAAACCCATGTTATTTCTAACCTCTGATTTTCGATTTCAATTCCTCTGCCGCTGCCTTTACATTACCATCACCATCATGGACTCCTGAAAGTGCCTCATATTTTCTTTTCTGTGCCATATACTTACTCCAATCATTTCTAATTGCAGGTTTATTTTTAGCCATTTCACCTATATCTTTAGCGTCATACCCATCCATTGAGTGTAAGAGGTTATACTCGTGACAAGCTGCTAAAATACCTTCTAACTCCCATCGGGGAGTTCTTTTAATTTCATCCCACGTCATGTTTGTTTCTTTCATGAGAGGAATATATAATCTTACCGCATCAAGCGAGTTTGTCATCAGAGCTGAAAATTTTCTCGGCTCTCCTGCTCAATACCCATGATGTCATTAGATATTTGATATCTCAATGTTGTTGGGAGTAAACTCCAGTGTTCCTCTGTTATTTGAGGTCCATCTGGACTCTTTTCGTTAGCCTTTTCCAGCATAGCTAAAATTCTTTTAGCTCCTATGTCAGTATAATAAGCCATTTTTTCCTCTTCAGATGCTCTATCTGATAAAGGTCTAAATTTAGGCTCTTCTGCTTCCACTAACTCACAAAATTGATATTTTACGGTTTTTCCTCTAAATACAATCTCACCTACTTGCACGTCATCAGTGAGCGCAACTAAGTCATCCATTGTCCACATACTAGATGTGGTTTCTTCTTCTGATTTTATTTCTTCTTCTGTCATTTTTAATCACCTTGTTTAGAGGGCGCACAGGCTCAAGCCTGTTCCCTCTAGTTGTTTATATATCTACAGTGTTCCTGTTGTTATTGGTGTAGCTGAAGCTGCATTAGATACAGTTGGTGTTATGTAAGACATAAACTCAATTGTTTCTTCTGTAGTTCCATCTGCATTAACTGAGACGGTGTGTCCTTGAACACAACATCCACGTACACTGAAAACATCTTTTGCACCACTCAAGACAACGTGTAAACGGTATCCTGTTTGTGTGGTTGGTTCTGCTAGTCCATCATATGCTGAACTGTTTGCGCATCCCCATCTTCCGCCACTGTTAAAGATTGAATCATAAACTATATCATTTTTCTTTTTTGTTAATGATACAGTTGTTTCTTTCTTTATCTCAGCTTTGGTTACAGAGCGCATACCAACATATGTTATGTCCTCATCCATTGCTCCGATTGATAAATCGACTCCAGTTAAGTCTGCAACTTGGTTCATTGAACCGGTTGCTGTACTAACAGGATAAGCGAAAATAGTGTTACTTCCTGTGGTTGCTGCGAATGAAACGGCTCCTGCGGCACTTGCTAGAGCGTAAGAAGCTGCTTCTGTGTCTTCAGTAGTTATATAAACTGCACAATCTCTTCCTAAAAAATATGCCATATTTAATTACCTCAATATTCCCCTACTGTTGTCTGAGTGACATTAAAAGTGTCACCAGAGGTTCCTTGTAGTGCGTCTTGCTGAGTTATGAATTCCATAGTTTCCTCACTTGTTCCATCAGCGTTAATACTGGTAGTATGGGACTGAATTAAACAATTAGGGAAAGCCATAGTTTCTCCTGTTGCAGCGCTTCTAAATACAATAAATATTCTATATCCGGCTTCTACATTGGTAGATGTGGCGTAATCTTTTGGATTTGCCATACCGTCAACTATAAATGGAGCAGCTTCTGTGCTGTTACCATAATCACCGCCAAGACCCCATCTTGCGCTGTGTTTTTTTACAGTATCGTCTTGAGCTTCTGCGGCTCCTGACGCGACGGGACCATTGAATATAGTATCCCATGTATTATTACTCTTTTTTCTGGTCAATGAAATGGTGTACTCGTTCTTTATTTCCACCTTTCCTGTACCTTTCTGACCGATATAGGTGATATCTTCATCCATAGCACCTATACTAACATCTACACCAGTTAAATCTGTTACGTTTGTGGTTCCCCAATCCGAAACGGTTGCTCCTTCAGCTAATGATAGAGCGAACGCATCGAAATTAGAAGTACCTGTAGCAGCTATGCTTACTGAAGTTACTCCAGTAGCGCTTCCGCTAAGGACGCCAATATTTTTGGCGGCAGTATCAGATTCTGTACCGATATATACTTTTACATCTCTTCCTAGGAAATATGCCATTATTTATACCTCTTACTTTTTTTGTCTAGACAACAATCCATTACATTCACTTATTAATAATGGTTTGTCCTATATAAAGCTTATGCTCTTAGCATTAGACCCATTTAGGAATATTAGGTTTAAAAGCTTGACGTGGTCCTAGCGGTACATCCATTCCAGCCTTAGCATATTTTGCCTGTAATCCTCCCGGTCCCGGAGTAACATTAAAAGTTTCACTACGTTTCATAGCACCGGGAGCATATAATACTCTTGATTGAGGGTCAAAATAACCATTTCTTTCCCATGTACTACGGTCTCCTACCTTATTTTTAAAAAGTTTATAAGCTGAAATATCTCTTCCCATTGTCATAAAGAAGGGAGTACCAGTACGGCTTAATTCGGTTTCAGTATCATAAGGCTTACCCCAAAAATCAAGCTTAGAATTATCCTTAGCTCTTTTTTTCCATTCTTTAGTTAAATCAGCTGATTCTCGCATCGCATCTCTATACCAAGCAGCTATCTGCGTTTCTGCCCCTTGAAAATGTCCCAAAACTTGCAGCTTTAAACTATCTGCTATCTCTTTAGTACCTAGAATTTCTACAGTTGAAACTACAGGAGCTTTACCTAAAGCTTCTATAGGAAATAAAGCTGTCTCGGTTTCTACTGAAGTTCCCGTGAGCTCGGATGCCTTTCCTATACCTAGAGCTAAATGATTTATAGCGTCCATACTACCTTTACGTGCTATTTGTTCAATTTGACTTCTACTAAACACATCGTTCTTCCACATATCATAGAGAAGAAAATTACTATGAAGACCTATAAAGGGTTTAGCAAAATTCTTAGTTTCAGAAGGAACGTTAAAATATTGTTTGAGCCAGTCAGGGGCGTCGCTCAAATCTATAACTCGCGCATCTACAGAAATACCTTGGAGTAGTAAATCATCACCTGAACCTTTAAAATGAGGAGTTAATGTGATATATGCACTTTGACCTCCCCCAATTGGCATCTGATATATATAATTTTCATAGAGTGGGTTTTCTTCCATTTGATGCCAAGATGCTTCTATTTTTCTAAAACGGTCTAGTATCTGTGCCGCAGTATAACTGTGAGGGTCATGATTATACTTTTTACTCTTTTTGTCGGCTGCTCCCATCGCAACAAGTTGGTTATATTGATTTTGTAAAGAACCCCCTATGCTATTCATCATATCGAACATCTTAGCAATGTCTTTTTCGACCGAATTTTTTACTTGTTTAGCAGTTATTATAGTATCTCTTTCATACTCGTTAAAAAGGGTGTTTTGGAATGTTTTATGAACTGACATATCAGTAGTTTCTATACCTAATGAACCTCTAATCGCATCATTACCGAAGTTAGCTGCTAGACGGTGATGAGAATAGTCTAAAATACTCTGTTGAAATTCATCTATGTATGTTAAATCAATCTGTTCGTTACTGAATCCACCTGATTTTGTTAACTTGTCTACGACAGTGTTTGGAGTTTGGAACCCTCTATTTTTCCACGCTACTCCATCTTTATCTGCCATATTGAGGGCAGCATCGGTAACAGATTGTTCCATAACTTCACCTTTAACAGTTCCTTCATATTTACTAGTAATAGATTCAGATTCAAATAATTTAGAAAGGTAGTCTGATAACAAATTAGCTCTTTCACGTTGCATATTTGTAGGTTGTCTTTCTAATAAAGATTCTAAATCGTAGTTGGCTTCCTTCCAAGCTTGTAGAGTTTCTGCCCACTTTCCCGCTTTAGGTTCACCCTCTCCACCGGGACCCATAATCCATTCCTTAGCTTCTTGTTTTACGTCTTCAGATACTTGACCTCCAGCTTTTGTACCGAAATCAGTGCCGCTTGCGACACCTTCTGTTATAGCCATTCTATATCGTTTAGTGAATGGTATAAAGGGGGAGAATCCGAATTCTATAGTAGTTAGTTTTGTTTGTATCTGTCCTATGGCGTTGACATCTTTAGAAGATACTCCAAAAGCCTTATAGCCAATTCCAGACATTACTACCTCGTATTCTTAAATGTTATAGCCATCCCACAACGAGCAACCCATAGTTCTCGTTCGGGGTCATATCCCATATCTCTAAAACCGGTAAATTGACGAGTTAAAACATCACAATCAGTAGATGAAAAATCACAATCCATAATAACATTAGCGCAGTTCAACATAAGGTAATTTAAAAGTCTTCGTTGTTTAAACGGAGTTCCTCCTACTGTTATAGAATTGAATTTATTTACGGCTAAGTGTATATCATACCCTACACCATATATTTCTCCAATAGCTTCACTAGAAGAACCACTTGTAACCATCTGACCCATAAATTGTTGCTCTATACCATTAGCTATCTGTTCTACTACGATAGCAGGATAAGTTGTATCCTCTGTCTCTGGAAACTGTCCAAATACGTTAACATCTGTTGTAGACCAAGCAGAACCAGAATCTATACCTGCTGTAGTACGATATGTACCACTACGAAGATTATCTATCATCTTACGTTCTATATCGTTAATGTGGTCAGTTGCCATTAGTCGTATGCCCTCCTTCTTGAATCTCGACGTCCGGTTGTTCGGACACAATTAAATATCATATAGTCAGTATTCAACTCTTTTAGTGAATGTACATGCCATGATATTGATTTATATAATTTAACAGCTCTAAGCTCTACTTTATTACCCAGAGCAGAACCAGAAACTCTGATTCGGAAATCTCTAAAATTTTCTTCATAATCGAAATTAGCACCAGAAGCCACAGTTGTAGCATATCTAGTACCAGACTGATAAATGCTCGTTCCACTCGCTACAGTTCCAGTGATATAGGGGACATCAATAGTAAGCCACTCGTCCGTAGGTATAGTCATTGTAGCAGGAGTATATTCAATAGAATAAGCTCCATCAAGCGATGTTCCATTATACACTTTAAAATTGCTCAATTTAACCACCCCAGTAGCTCTAACTTGCATGCTTAATCTATCAGCTGATAGCGTATTTTTAGCAGTTGTAGAGAATTGAAAAGTACCATCATAGTCAGCGCCCAATGTAGCAGTGAGTGTTTCACCATCAGAGGTAAATGTAACATCCGCAGAACCAGAAGCCCAACCAGTCGTAGCTGCCGTAGGGACCTGATAAATATTACGTTCTATATCAATAAATCTATCCCAACCCTCTATTTCATCAAAATTAGGGTTAGTTACTGTTTGGTCAAAATTAGAATAACCTTTTATGGTCTGAATGTTAGGTGTGTATACTCTTGCTGCACCTATGATATTTACGCCAGCCCTTTCTAAGTTATAATCGGCTGTTAGAGCGGGGCGTATTAGAGCTGGTAACTGTGGGTATAATAGTTCTTGAGTTACTACTGTTCCACCTTCTACCCCATAATTATCTTTACCAAAGATAGGAGGTCTGTGGTATGTTACTTTACGGCTTTGATTTGAATGATGTGCTAATTGGCGTAGAATTCTACCCATATTAATTGAACCGGGTCTAACTCCTTGCTGATTAAGCATCGTAGTCTACCCCTTCGACCGACGGATACATGTCTTTAGTAGCATCAATACCTTTAACGTTCTTGAGCCAATTGACGCGTCCGAGGAATGGAGCAGCATTGTAAGTAGTAGTTGCGATACTGAGGCTTTTCTTCATAACCAAAGCTTGATTAGCAAGGGTTTCCCAAACATCATAGTCAGCCGTATCATAATAGACTTGTAAATCTCCAACAGCAATACGGTCAACACCGACACCATTTTGAGCTAAACAAGACAAATAGCAAGTATAATACATGACGGCATTGTCGTAAGTATTGTTTGCATTTAAAGAAAAAGTTTCACCTGTGTTCTCATTGAACCATTCTGCTGAAATATTAGCTAGTATATCCAATGTAGCGTTATCTAATTCCTCTTGTTCTATACCTGCCAACAGGCGTACCCTATTTCGGAATGTAGCATTCCATGATATACTTACAGCCATTACATCATCCCCCATGCGCCTACACCAGTGGTTGCAGTGAGTGCAACGCCAACTAACCATCTTACCTGACGTTTAATGTCATTCTCCCACATTTCGTGGTGGGCTAAGTGATTAGTAAATAGTGTTTCGAATTTATCCATTCTGTTATAAATGGTCTTGACGCGTTCGTCTATGCGAATCAATAGTATTTTATCTCCTTCATCCATATTTAAACCTTTGGTTATCCAACCAACTCCGTATTCTTATCTAAATCTCTTCCAAGATTTATATCTCTATCATCAGCAGTGTCTCTATCTAACTGTTGGTCTGAGTCTATCGTATTATGCCATTGATGTATTTCTCCGGTACAATTTATAACTTCGCCTGTAACGTTTAATTCTTCGTTTGTAACATCTAAGTTTTCTACTTTACCTACGATTGAGAAGTTGTTTTGAGATTCAAAAGTTGTAGCTGCTGATGAACCAGATACTGTAGTTGCCGGTCCTCCATAAAGAGTGACTCCGCTTTCACTTGTGAA